AATTTACGCTCTGGTGCCATGCGTTTTTTGGAGTAACATTGTCATTCATTAATAGTCCTTCTGAAGTTTATCTGGCAAGATAAGACTCGAAGGTTTCTCTGTTTTTAAAACTAATCTATGTGCAGTATGACCTGGCTGACCGATGATTGGAACGTTATGTTCATGCACTTCCATTCTTCTGATCTGATACAACTTTCCATCTCGTTCTACGTAGATTTGTGCGTTCTTAATCGCATCAGATCCTTTCGTAAATTGACTTAAGAATAATTGCAAGTCTTGTACTCTCATGACTCTTTTCGTCTTAACTTGTCTGATAAATCTACTATCACTTTTTTATAACCTTGCAAGAGATTTTTATTCGTTTCGTTTTCAGATTGTATTTTTCTTAAATGAGCTATCTCTAATTTTTGAACGCTAACTAAATGTTGAAAGCCTGCTATAGTTGCATGCAAATCATCTATTCGTTTTGTTAAATCTAAGTCGTTTCTGTCATCTTTCATATATTGACTTTATAGGATAGTTACCTTAAATTGTCAACATGGGTGTACCAAAAAGACTTACAGAGATGCAACAAAGATTCGCCGAGTTTTTAGTATTCGGTGGACCAGAAGGACCAATGACTCAAACAGAAGCAGCACTCGCTGCTGGCTATAGTCCTAAACGTGCAAGACAAGAAGGGTCAGAACTTTGTAATCCTAGACTATCACCACTTGTTGTTAAATACATTGGTGACTTGAAAGAAGAAAGATTAAGAAAACATGAAGTCACTTACGAAGGACACGTAGCAGAACTTGCAAGACTTAGAGAAGCTGCTTTGAAGAAAGGGTCTTTCTCTTCTGCTGTAAACGCTGAAGCAAATCGTGGAAAGGCAGCAGGATTATACATAGACAGAAAAATAATAAAAACTGGGAAACTAGAAGATATGTCAGAACAAGAATTAGAAGCAAAAATGAAACAGCTTTTAACCGACTACGGTCAAATAATTGATGTGACTCCATCTAAATCTTCTGTATCTTCTTTACCCAATCACGAGGAATCATCGTTCGATCCCCAAAAATAAAACCACCATCATCCTCTCTGTCGTATGATGCAAATAGTTTAATTGATTTATTATCTTTTGAATAAAGCCAGCCTTCATTAACAGGTCTAGCTAATTTCATCTTATCAAATTCTTTTTCTGTAGCCCAGCCCGAATCGCTCACACAGTCGATCCACTCCACTCGGACTTTAGGATAAGGTATGTCGGGAGTTATAGAGGCGATAGCTTTTCTTCTTTTCCTAGGCATAAATTCTTTTAACACACTAATAGCAATCTAAAAAGTTTAAAAAATATCACAACAAACTCAAACTCGCGCGCGTAGGGCATTCTGTATTAGTATAAGTGGACAAAATAATCTGTACTCTAAAACATAATTTGTACCATGATCTGTCCACCCTAAAGTCAATAAAATCAATACTTTTAGACCAAAAGTACAAAAAGTACACTTTTTTTAAACAGAAAAAATATTTTTTTTTATAACTTTTTAGATCTCTATATAGCGTACCGTTTGCCATATTTATGCCTTATTTACATTAATATTAGCAGAAATAGTGATTCTTAGACGTTTGGACTCAACATTTCTAACATAATGTTTTAATACAGCCGGAAAAATAATAACATCATTTTCTTTTACAGGAAACTGCCATTCATTTTGAAGCCAACTATTATTTAATTCACCCCCATGTAACACACCATCAAAATTTTTATTTCTCTCCCATATTCCTGTATAAAAATAAGGACTTTGAAAAGTTGTTGGTTCATGTTCCTTGTCGAATTGTACATAATGCACCATACTTAGTTCACAGTCCGAATGCATGTGAGGTTTCATAAATGTTTTATCCTTTGAAGCAGTATAATTTACAATTTGATAAGATATATTGGCAGGTCCACGAGGAGATAAACCCTTAATGTATTCTTGTATTACTTTTTCGTAAGGTTTAATTAAACTATCATAATTAATTTTTTTAAAATTATTATTATTTTCATCTAACAAAGAATGATGTATATCCGTTTTAAAAAAACTTTTATCCCAGGCATCTCTAATATTATCTTTTTTATAATTACTTTTAATTGTATCTATAATATGTTTTTTATCGTACTCTGTTGATTTAATTGATGTAATTAAAACAGGTAAACCAAATAAATAATTCATTTATAATACAGTTTTATCTGCCTCTTTTTGGCCATAATGTTGACTCATTACTGCCAACTTATCTTCAGCTTCTGCAATTTTTTGTAATAGTTTGTCAATTTCTAATGTTATATCTGGATGCTCTGGTATCACTAACTCATGCTCACTAAAACATTTAATCTTATACTTAGCATCTGCAATATCTGCCTCATATCTCTTCTTTAGAACCGTTCTAATCTGATTGTTCATCTTTCCATTCCTCCTTTGTCTCGTTACCGTCCTCATCTTTGTATAATATCCACGACTTTTTGCCATCGTAGTAATAGCCTTCTATCTCACGCTCCATTAAAAAAATCCTCCGGGTTCATATCTACTTTTGCTTTTTCTTTTTCATCATGAATTAGGTCATGATAGCTGTCTAATCTTTTTAAAAACTCATGTTTATAGCGTCTTAATTCAGGTCCTTCGACTTTGAATTCTTGATAATATAGGTCAGGCGTGCATACCATGATAACTCCTTGTTCAATCTTGGAGTTGTGCACGTAGTCGTGTGCCATGGCGTACGCTGCGATTTGCAGATAATAATCTTCGATCCATTCTTTCTTCTTCGGACGGTTAGATTGCTTGAAGTCAACAATAGTTTCACGACCATTATGTAAACAGACAAGGTCTGTTGAACCTGCGTATAGGCCTGGATAATATAACGTAACTTCCGACCCATAGTATTCTTCAACAGGTGTAAGACCCACATCAATAACTTTTTGGGCCATGGCTTTCGCCTCCTGTCCGAGTGCTGTAAGATCATCGTAGCCAGTTCCGAGGATATAGTGTTCCAAGAATTTGTGCATAGCTGTCCCCCTATTACTAGATAAGTTTTTGATTCGTTCTGCTTCGGCTTCACCTTTTTTTGCTATCCAATCTTTTAGAAATTGTTGATTTTTGGTTTTGCCTAATACAGTAGTCACACTAGGAAGTCTAGTACCATTTACATCATAGAGCCGTGTTCCTTGGTCCTCGATCCGTGAGGCATCAGTATAGGTATACTTCGCATTATGTTTGATAGCCTTACCTATATTATGATATTCCTGTATGTCCTTATCTTCCATCATTTTTTATTTCTCATTTAATTTTAACAATTTAAAATTTTCATCTTTTATTGGGGTTAATGAAATGTTACCAGATATACTTATTCTTTTTTCGTCTGAAGTATAAAAAGGATAAACTTGATGAGGTCTATTAGAATCAAAAAATAATATAGTTCCCTCATCTTCAGGTTCTAAAAACCATTTTTCACACATAACTTTACCGATTGTGCTTATATAATTTAGTTCAAATGTATTGGGACACATACCATTAGCACCTTTTACAAATGGCAGTTTTATTTCTTCTTTATAAGATGCAGGTATCTTCATCCATACTACAAAAGAAAAAACTCCACCGTGCATGTGTGATGGATTAAACTCATATTTTTTCTGAAAATTAACCCATAAATCATGTAATGTAAAACCACACTGAGGTATCATAGCCTGTGGTACAACCTTATGAACAGGAGCTGTGTTTTCTAAAAATTCTTTTATCAATGGCACCAAATCATTTTTAAAAAACCAACTTTTTGTATCTTTTAATTGATATGATTCGCTAATATTTCCAGCTAAAGTATGTCTATAATCTTTTTTCTTTGCTTTTTTAATGTAGCCATTTAAAGTTTTCATACTTTCTTTTGATAATTTAGAAGATATATACCCGACGTTATTAAAAGCATGATACATTATTTTTTTCTCTCCTCTAAATATTTAGGTCCAAAATTACTAATAGCATTCAATGGTGCAGAATCATGCACATTACCACTTACAGATATTCTTGTGCAATCTGATTTATATGGTGCAACCCAATGTTTTAACCATGCAGGAAAAATATACATATCACCCTCCTCAGGAAAAAAAGATTGATAGGTTACACAATCTCTTGGCCCATTGCCGTATATAAATTGTATACCACCAGGACCACAAGATTTACCTTCATACTCATTAAATTCTTTTTTAAGCTCTTCAGGTATTTGTAAATATATAACAAACGATAACTTACCATCATGATCATGTGGTGGATTAAACTCATATTGTTTTTGACAGTTTACCCATAATGCAGAAATTACATACTCTGGTTTTTTATCATATGGTTTTAAAACATATCGTTGATATGCCTGGTCATAAATTCCAAGATATTGTGACATGTAGGGTATAATTTTCTTTTTAGTTTCTTCACCATATCCTTTTTCTGTTTCTAAAATACCAGCTAATTTGTTTCTGTAATCATCTTTGGCTATCTTACTATCTTCTAATAAAATATTTTTTAATTCATCAATTACTTTTAATTTAATAACACAAGGTCCCCAATTAAAAACACTCACAGATACTTTTACATCATCTTTCATAATTTTTTCTTCAACTCCTTTAAATACTCTTCGTTTTCTTTTTCTTGTTTAGATCTTATAATCTTAACGTGTTTACGCCAAGCCCATGCGTTTAATGCACCTGCCCATTTCATTATAAAATGTAATCCTTCGTATATAAATTTATCAAACAAGATCCCTCCTTATTTTGTATTCTTCTATGTTAACTACATTATTTAATTTTTTTTCTGCATAATGTTCTATTATTTTTTGCACCTTTTCTAACTTTGTATGTGACCAAGGCCATATCAAACAACAAACATAATATGCGTCTCTAAATGTACATCTCCATCTCCACTGCATCAAGTATTTTGTGCCGTCTTTACGTAAACCTTTTCTTGGCTTTCTTGTAACTGTGCCCACACCTAATACTTCATGCACCCAATATATTACAGATTTATCTGTCATAGTTATCTCCATGTTGATACGCATAGATTGTGATGTTCTATAACCTTTGCCGTTGTGTTTCTTTTTCTTTTCAGTAGCGCGTTTAAAAAATATACTACCTTCTCCATCAAACAAACCTGCGATATATGCTTTGTCTGTATCAGGAATCATTTCTTATCTCCTGTAAACACCCACTTCACTATTGAAGTTGTTGGATCAAAGTTATCAAACTTTAGATTAGTGCAGGCTGTCAGAAGTACCATCATCAATCCAACCCATATCAGTTGTTTCATAAAACTCACCCTCC